ACGTCACCACCGGCACTACCTTGCCCAGCCGTGCCTGCAGCACCGATTTGGGCTCCACTAGATCCTGCGGCGCCGCCGCCAGAGCCGCCGACTACTGCGCCCTCGTACACAGCGCCGGTGTATCCACTACCGCCGCCGCCGCCAACAGCTGTCAACAGTGCACCGAAGGACGAATCCCCGCCATTCCCCCCTCTCCCGGCGGACCCCGCCGCACCGCCGGACCCTACGACGACGCCGATAAGTTCGCCTGGGGTTACAGGAACCCCCGTGGAAACAAGGACGCCGCCCGCACCGCCGCCGCCAGCGCCATTGGCGAACCCACTAAAGCCTCCGCCTCCGCCTCCGCCGCCGACCAGGAGGACATCAACGGTCGTGACGCCGGCAGGCACCACGAAGGTTCCGTCCGTCGTAAACACAGCGAAAGTGGTAGTAGTGGTACCTGGAGAGCCGCCTGCGGTCATCTCGACCCAAGAACGAGTGCCGTCAGCGAGCGAAGACAGGACGTAGCCGTCCGTATCCGGGTTGCCAAGCGCATCCTCCTTCTCCGGGTGCGCGTGCGACGTCGGCGGGAAAGTCTCGGGTACGTTTCGGATGCTCGACCACTCGATGGACGATGCATCAACCGAACCACCCGAAGACGCAGACCTCAGGAGCTGAGTTACAGGGTTCGAAGCCTCCGTACGCTGCTCAACAGCGCGAACCTCGGCCTGGCTGTTACGAACCACAGATTTGATAACGCCGGCCGCTTCCAGCTCAGCGATAGTGGGCACGCGGTCCTTGGGACTGCCACGGGATCCGATAGCCTGTTCCAGCGCCTCCTGTAGGCGCTCAAGGTACATCCGCTGCTCGCCAGAGAACGACGAAGGGATGTGAAGGCCTGGATACCGTGGGGTTTTCCTGGCCATCCTAGCCCCCCAGGACGTCCTCTACGGCCTCACCGACGAACACCGCAGAGATGTCGGCAGTACCCTCCAGCTCGACGTAGTAGCGGTCTGCGAGGTAGCCTGCGGGGAGCCGGAACTCGTTGTCGTTCGCCACCGTACGGGTGTGACGCAGCACGCCGTTGGCGTACAACCGGAATGTGACCGGGTAGGCGTCAGCCACCACGCGTGCGAAGGCGAGATTGACGAGATACGGGAACGCGAACATCTTCGAGCGCCAGGTGTACGTCATCTCATCGCCGCCGTCCCACACCGTGCGGTTTGTGCCGTCACTAAGGTACAGGGTGTCCGTAAGCAGATCCTCGTACCCACCCACCGCATCCGCGGTGGTGAAAGACAGCCCGACCTCGGGCTTGGCCGGGTCGAGGATGAACGCGTTCTGTGCGCCACCATTGTCGAAGAACCCGATGTACTGCTGGTCGTGTGCGAAGCCCAACATCGATTCGGGGGACAGCGCCTGCCACTCCTCGCGGCTGAAGTAGGACTCGGTCACGATCTGAAAGTCTGAGTTGCTGGCGTACGCCAACCCGTCAGGTGACGCGTACAAAACGCCGCTGCCGATGTTCGCGATCGATTTCTTAGAAACGCAAGCCTGGTTGACTTCAATACGCCGCAGACCTGCGCGCATATTGCGGGAGTGCGTGCCTGAGGTGATGTAGGGAGTACCCTCGGTCGCAACGAGCAAGCTGTTGCCGAATACACCAAGACCGACCACATCGTAGTCCAGATGTAGTTCGTAAGAAGGCGGCCACGCATGGGGGTAATAAGGCTCACACAGCGCAACCGTGCGGCCAAAGAACCCGGCCAGGATACCGTTCGGCATACTGACGATACCGCGCATGTTCTCATCTGGAGGGAACCATTCGGTGGATTGGATAACTTCCCCCAGCTCCTCATCCATTACATCGTCAGCATAGGTGTATTCAGCAGGGCCAACCTCTCCAGGTTCAGTGACCTCAGCCTCAGAAGCAGTGAACAACGACACCGTCGGGTTATTGTAGCTACCTGCGACCAACTCAACGACCGCGCGGTACTGAACGTCGTCTCCTTTTTCTACCGCGACGGACGAGATATCGAACTGTTGAATTACTGTCGAGTTCAGGGTCATGGCGCCAGTGTAGGAAACAGGAACCGTGTCCTCTTCGGTGTTGAAGGCGACTCCGATAACAGTCCTAGAGGCAATAGGGAGCCACAAGCTGCCGTTAGTACTGTACTGAAAATCAATCTGCCAGTTCGGCGCTACGAAATCAGTCATCGTGGGGCTGTCAAGAACCTCGTCGGAATCGGAGATCTCGAGTATCAACGTGACTGGTGTTGCGCGCCGGGTTTTAATGGCGCTAACTGGGACCGTCGCGACCAACGTATTCTCGGTGGTTCCATCAAGAGCCACCGGAACTGCGTCCAAGGCAATGGTCCCACCATAATCGACGTCAGCCGCGGTTTCAGGGGTGTAACCCGAGATGTCCACCGCAGCGATCTCATCGACAAACTGAAACTCAGCATCAGTAGATGAGTTGTTGGCCCGGTATAGGCGTACGAACTCAATGTCACGCTGTGGGAGGGTGGGAACAGAGAACCCACTCACTCTAGTTGCATCCTCTTCGATCGTCCTCACAATCTGCGAGGGGTTCGACGGAGGGCCCTCCTCGCCAAGAGGAGAGACGTAGGTGTAGACGTAGGACCGCTCAACGACTCGCCCACTCGCGGTGCTCTCGTCGCGAATCACGCTGTAGCTCAGTTGCCCGGTCCACAAAAAAGTATCCTGTCCAGGGCCAGCTTCAACAACCGCAGTGTCTGGGTTCGAACTTATGATATGTCCTGACTGCCCATAAAACGGAGCTGCGGGATCTGTCTCTGGATCGACGCCGAACGAAGTAGGAGGACGAAGCGTAAGAGGTACCGTCGCAGAGGTTATCCTAATCACGTCGCCGTCGCGCAACCCATGGTTCTCGACGGTCACCGCGATCCCGTTCGGTACCGCCACGGTGCCAGTAAGCGGAGTAGCGCTGCTGTTACTCCCAGACGAGGTTTCGTAGTAGTAGGTCCAGTTATCTACAGTCTCTAGCGCCTCAGTAAGGTACGCCCCACCGTCCAACGAGTAGAGGCGCAACGTGTTTTCATTCGCCCGCTCGACGAGATACTCAGCCCCGGGCGGGAAGATAGTCCACTCAGCTCTGGTGCCGCCGTTGACGATGTAGATGAACTGGGACAACCCTTTTGGGTCACCAAGCAGCGGTGCGCCAAAAAGGAACGTAAGCTCTGGGGTCAGAAGCTCCGTGATAACCCCCTCAGTACCGAAATCCGTCGCCTCTACCGCGAGTGTGTTACTAGGCGCCGGCATGCCGAGATACCGCCAGTCACGCGGATACTCGCCCGGTGTACCGACAGCAGCGTCGATCAGTTCGTCGTAGGTTATCTTGGGTGCGCCGTCACCGGTGTAATAGATCCGACGTCTAGCAGTGTCCGGTACCGGCCCACGAACGACATCGACGTCAGCCGGCCAGTGCAACCACTTACGATCAACCCCCTCTCCGAACGGGAAGAAGGAGAGGATCGTACCGACCTTGGTCCAGCTCCCATCAGCGGCGGCGGCCCGCAACGGGCGCAGCTCGCCCGAGCCGAGACGCAGGTTGATCGCAATCGTGCCCTCGCGGGCATCGAGAAGGCGGTGTCCTGCGCGCGGCCGAACGCCGCGGAATTCCTCGAGCTTAATACCCGCCATAGCTGACTACCCGGGTCGGTCGGCCGAAGTCAGCCACCGCTGCCGCTTTCTCGCGGATCTTCCAGGCCTCGAAGCCCTGCGCATACAGCATGGACTGCTGCAGGTTGGTCCAGTCCTTGCCGGGGATACGCATCAGGCGAGCCAGGGTGCCGAAGATGAACGCCTCCTCGTACTTCTCCCACACCCAGTCGGGCACCGCTGCGGTCGACAGGTCGTTCGCGGCGTTGAAGACCACGGAGACGTCGAGGCGGCCAGTGGCGTCGGCCGTCGCGTCAGGCTCAGGGTACACTCGCGGCGTTACGCCGTCTTCCAGCGTCCACCCGGCCGGGTTCGGTCCCGGGTCGCGCCAGGCGACGTCGGAGTTGTGACGCAACTGCTCGCTCGTCAGAAACTGGAGCGGCTGGCGCCGCACCCGGTCGTACACCTGGTCGGTCGTCGAGATCTCCGCGCCGGCGGGGACCGTCAGCGTCAGCGTCGGGAACTCCCAGTCAACCGCAGACAGCGTCGTCTTCCAGGCGCGTGTGACGCGCAAGAAATCGCGGATCGTGAGCAAGGCGGCGCGGTCGGTGATCAGCGTCGGACAACCCGGCGTCTCGACCGAAATGAAGGGTCGAATTGCGTCGAGATTCACGAGGCACCCCCAGGCGGCGGGTTCATGTCAGTGCCGACTTCGTACGCCACCTTGCGGGACATACCGAGCGCGCCGAGGAACTCCTGGTAGAGCTTCGCTGCGCGCGAGTCGGGGCCGGCCGCAAAGCGCCCCTCCTTGTTGAGGGCGCGGTAGGTCACGTAGATCACCGCGGCGTTCAGGTAGGCGTCAGACAGCGGGAAGGTGTCCGCCGCGTCGTCGACCAGCTCCGGCAGCTTGGCATACTGGACCCAGACCGGGATCTCGGGATCCGGCCGCGGGTACAGGTAGAACCCGGTCGGGTCACGCGGGTCGTGCATGTAGTGCCGGTAGTAGTTGGTGACGTCAGCGTCAGCCGGCACCACGTAAGTCCAATCGGGCTGGAAGGTGTCCAGCACGTCTTTCTCGATGAACCTGATCGGGCCGGTCTTCATGACGGGGTGTACTCCACGAGGAACTGAAATCGATTCTGGAGATTCATACCAACCTGGACGAGGGGGCCGCCAACATTCTCCATAAGCAGGTTCTCTGTCTGGTAGCGTTCGCGCTGGGCTCGAAAGTACAAGTTTCCGGCTCGGACGTACGCCAGGATGATGTCGTTGGCTCCCCTGAGGGACTGCAGAAGCCTCTTGTCGTCCATCGCACACCGCGGAGACACGGCATCGGCGGGCAGCGCGGTGATGGCGAAACCCCCTATGTTCGTGTCGTACCAGTAGAACTTGGGGCCTGCGGCGCCGACCCAGCACACGAACGGGCGCATGTTCTGGTCGAACGTGAACTGGAACTCTGTGATCCCGATGTCCGTGACAACAGCGGTCGGAGTGACGCCGTCAGCCTCGAGCATGATGCTGTCGCCATCCATGTACCCGCGCCAGGTCTTGGCCTGCAGGCCCTGGCTCGGATCATTCAGGGCAACGCCACCCAGCTCGGAGTTATCGAGCAGGTTGTGCGGGTACCCCCGAGGCTGGAGGAACATAGATGCCCCAGCACCTTGTACGCTCGAAAGGCGGCTCCCCGGGATCACGGTGTGTATCGTCCCCAGGTCATCGCACCCTCAAAAACCAGTATGTTGGTCTCGTTCTTCGGGATAGCCAACGGAGTAGATGGGTTGAGCGGGTCGAAAAAACCAACTTGTACAGCCCCATAAACGGTGGTGTCAGTCCATGAGGTTCCAAGATATATACGGACTGCGCTTATCCCCCCTTCGACGTTCCCTCTCTCCAGCCCATACTCTAACGACCACGATCTCTCGTAAGAGCCAGGCGTGTATGGGTCGTTGACTACTGTGCCAGGGTCAGGACCACCACCAGAAGAACCAGTAGGGGAGTTCTCGGTATTCAAGTCTAGCGTCCCGTTGTATACGCCAAATCCTGACGAGGACATGCCGGCGACGCGGCCGCCGGCGGGGGGCGCCCACCAACTCGCAGAGTCGACATACAACGCTCGGGTTACGGTGCGGTACGTGACTCCAGATATCGTGATCTCGCCAACCACGTCTGTCAGCGGAGGGTAGTTCCTCAACTCGTAGGTCACATCAAGGAATTCGTCCGGTAGCACCGTGATCGTGGTGGGGTTACCCAACCCATCGAGGATAAGAGAACGAGCCCAGTAGTGGGTATAAGAAGCGGGATCATAGCTCCCAAAGTGCCCTATCCCGACCTCAGACAAGTTACCTGCGGCCTCTCCCTCAGCGAACCGAAACGTACGCGCCATAGAAGCCCAGTAGTCCGGCGGCCCCCCACCAACAACGATCGTGGACCCTACAGAGTCTGATGTCACGGCTACTGGGGCGACCAACGAGGTATCTGTGACCGCGGGCGGTGTAGAACCAGTCCCCACCGCAACAGTGGTATAAACAGTGTTGACGGTGCCAATAGCGTCAAGGCCAGCGTTAAGAATCAAGTTGGGGAACCAGTCCGTCAGCTCCCTTACTTTCCCGGTCTTTGCGTTGACGGCACGCATCTTCCAGTAACCCTGTTGACGCACTTGCGTAGACAAAGGCTCCCTCGGCTCCAACGACCGACGCTTCAAAATGATCATGTAAGTGTCCCTCCAGTAATTCCGCCGGTGGTGGTCATTTCATCCGGCGGCCAGTTATCGTAAGTAACCAGGGCCGCGCGAAGTGATCCACCTGTTAATGTGCCGGAAGCCGTAGTCTCGTCCGGTGGCCAGTCTTCATACACCCTCAGGGGATCACGCAGCGATCCACTGAGTAGTGCCCCCAAGGTCACAATCTCATCTGGTGGCCAGTTGTCATATGTAACCAGTGGATCGCGGAGGCTGCCACCAGTGACGCCTCCCAGCGCGCTCATGGTGTCGAAATTATGAACCCCCCACTTTGCCCCGATCTCAGACAGGGAAGCGGTCATGTCGTCTTGGGTTTCGTATGGGTAGGGTGGGGTCGTAAGCAGGATCTTGAGTAGGCCGCCCGTGACAGAACCGACCGCCTCGAGAGAATCCCGGACGACGGTCGTATTCTGAAGGTCCCGATAGTTCGAAATGCACTTGATGAACTTTACGGCGCCCTCAGGCAGCTCCTGGCGCGCATCTCGGTTCGGGGGAACGAAGATCTCCTCAATCACGTTCGCCTCGGGCACCAGGTAGACGATCTCCCGACACGCGGCGTTGATGAGGTCGATCAGCTCCTCGTCCGACCAGCGGTAGAAAGTCGGGTCGGTGTCATGGAGCTGGTTGCGAATCCTGCGGAGGAGGTCAGCGACGGTCGCCATGGCGAACCCTAAGTGGGAGCGCCCCCGCCCCCACTATCCTCGTTGCAGATAGCCTTGATGAACTTCACAGAGCGCGCCGGCAGCTTCTGCAGGACGCTGTCGTCGGGGGGCGTGAAAAGCTCCTCAACGATACCGGCCTCGGGCTTGAGGCGGATGATCTCCGCGATGGCGTCGTTGACGTAGTCGATCAGCTCAGCGTCCGACCAGCGGTATGCGCCGGAATCCTCGTCATGAAGATCCCGGCGCACCCTGTTCAGGACGTGCTGAACGGTCGACACTGCTAGGCGACCTCAGCCTCGATCACGCTGGTGGCGTCGATGACTTCCTCGGCCGTCACACGACGGCCCAGGACGCGCGCCACGGCGTAGGCCTTGGGCCGTCCGTCACCGGTGATGTCGCTCGGGTCGCCCTCCTGCAGCACGATGCGGCAGGCGTCGAGGACCGACATCTCATCAGAGGGCTCGGCCGGCGCCGGCGCGGCAGCGGCTTGCTCCTGCACCGGGGCGCAGCCCTGGAGCAGTGCCTGCTCGAGACAAGCGTCGGGGATATGGGTAGGGGTGTCCGCGGGAATGCGGATGACGTGTCCCTTCGTGGTGGCGATACGGGTGTCCACCAGAGACTTCACGATGGCCATGAGGCGGTCTCCTGTTCTAGTTTCGAAAAAGCCCCCCGACCCGTTTTACCGGGTCGGGGGGAAGGCCCACCACCTGAAAGTGGTTAACCCTGGTTCTCGTTGCTGCGGCCGACAACGATGTACTCGCACTCGATGCGGTACTGGCCCTGCGTGGCCGGAGTGCCGCCCTCGATACGAGTGAACGTGATGGCCGTCTTGCCCGAGTGCTTCACCCCGTCGGGGGTGAAAGCGGTGCGGGCAGCTGCCTTCGCGTTCGCGCCGTCGATGAACCGATCACCCGTGGTGCCGTCGCCGACGTCGTACGTCTCAGACGTACCGCCGTCGCCCACCTGGGTTACGGTGACAGCGCCACCGGTGACCACCGCGTTGTGCGGCAGTTCGAAAATCTCGGTTGCCACACCAGCGGGCAGGTCCGAGAAGCTCAGCTCAGCAACGGCGACCAGGGGGTACTGACGACCGGAATTGATTTCGGTGCTCATGTCGATCCTCCCTTAGATCGCGGTGTCGATGCACAGGACGCCGAAGTCCTGATCAGGACCATCGATGACCGACGGCCAGCGCGGCTTCAGGAAGCCCAGCATCTTCGCAATGGAGATGCCCTGCTGGTTGTCGTAGTCGAAGCCCTTCTCGATCCACAGCGGCGCACCCAGGTCGCAGAAGCCCAGAGCCTGGGCACCGGCGAACAGAACACGCTGCCCGTCGACCGCGCCACCACCCCACTTGGAGCCGCCAGCGGCGCCCGTGGTGTTGTAGACGTGACGGAACTCGTGGATCAGCAGGCCATCGACCATGACGGTGTCGGTGCCCTTGAACAGCTCGTTGGCACCACCCCGGACACCCGCGTTGCGGATGTTCGCCAGGTAGTCGGTGTCGAGCTTGAGCTTGGACATACCGGTCGGCGTCATGAAGACGTGGTAGTACTCCTTGCCGTCCGAACCCTTGATGCCGCGGATGTAGTGCTCCTTGGCATACGCCTTGGCCTCCACCAGCATCTTGTAGGTCGGGGTGTCGTCGGCAATCACGGCCGAGGTGTCGCCGGCCTCCAGACCCGTGGTCGCATCCCACCGGAGATGGCGGGCTGCGCTCGGGGCAGTGACGTCGCCAGCGAACTCGAGCGCCGAGAAAGCACTACCGCTGCGGGCAGCACCGCGGTTGGTCATGCTGTAGTCCACACCCGACAGGGTGAGGAAGCCCAGCTGATCCATGCGGTCCGACAGCCAGTACGCCAGGACGTCCCGCGACTGCTCGCGGAAGTTCACGACGGACTTCTGGTCGGCCATGCGGCCCTTGTGACGATTCGCCTGACGCAGCTGATCGATCTGGATGACCTGGTCGAAGGCCTTGATCGCCTCTTCGTTACCTTCCAGCTGGTCGTCTCCGGCCACGCCATCGGTTTCGAGATCAGCGACCAGGGTCATGACGGCCCGGGCACCCTTTTCGGTCTTGGTCAGGTCCGTAATGCGCTGGATCATGGCGTTGGGGCCACGACCAGTGAACTTGTTGAGGAACGAGTAGTTCCGCGCGAGCTTCCACACATCGCGGGACCATACGGTTTTCTGCTCGTCCGTCAGCAAGTTGAAGTTGGTCTTTGCCATTGTTGGCACTCCTTCAACGAAACGGATTGAAAACTCTCCGGCCTGTGGCCGGTCCTGTTTGCCCGTTACGCTGGCAAGCGAGTGCTGTGCGCCCGTAGGTGGACGAGACCGCTTCGTTGACGCAGAAGCTCACGTATGCAGCCGAGTCTTCCAGATCGCGCCTGGGGGCTGCCAACGGAGGAGGGGCCCCCGGAGGGGCCCCGCTGCTCAGATCTCGTCGAGCATCCTCTTCCGCTCTTCGCGGATCTTCTTCATCTTGTTCGGCGTGCTGCCCTCGTTGACCGCCCACTTGTCAGCTTCGCGGTCATGCTTCACACCGTCGCGACCCAGGACGGAATTCACCAGGTCACGTGCTTTTTCGAACTGCGATTTCTTCTTCTTCTTTTTCTTGGCCTGTTTCTGGTCTGCCATCAGAGCATGTCTCCCCGGAGCTTGCGAAGCGTCGCCAACGGCAGCGCGTCGATCTCCTCATCAGTGAGTGAATTGATGTCGATGTTGGAGGCACCGGCTTCCTGCGCGCCACCACCGTGTTCGCCGGTGTTCGCCGGCGGCTGCTTGCCCGCAGCCGAACGATTCGGCTTCTTCGCCGTCTTCGGCTTCTCCGCCGGCGCTTCTTCCTGCTGCGCCGTGCGATCCACGAGGTCGTGCGTCTTGACGACCGTCTTCATGGCCTTGTCGAAGGCGGCGATTTTGTTGTACCCGAGGTCGAGGTACCCGCGCATGACGGCGATAGTCTCGTCGAGCAGCTCCTCCTGGAACGCGCTTTCGTTGTCTACGTCGAACTCCGGGTAGCGCGAGGTGTAGTCCTGAGCCAGAGACTCGATGGCCTCGTTGGCCTTCTGCTCGGTGTACGTGACCTGCGAGGTGCGGGCCAGGTCAGACTCGATCGCGGCCCGCTCGGCAGCCCTGATCTCACGGCGCTTTGCCTTGGCGTCCTCGATCCGGCCGTCGAGCACCATGCTGGCGTACTCTTCCTCAGCCTGATCGAAGTCGTACTCGCCCTCGGCGGCCTCTTGCTCAGCGTTCTGCTGGGCCTCCAGCTCGGCCAGGCGCTTCTCGGCGGCCTTGCGACGCTCGTTGACCTCGTCGAACCGACGCTTCGGGATCCGCGGCTCTTTCTCGGTCGCCTTGGAGTCCTTTTCTTCGGTCTCTTCCTCGGTCTCTTCCTCGGTCTCTTCCTCGGCTACGGCGCCGTCGGGTTCTTCGGCCGGTTCCTCGTTCTCTTCCGCGGCCGGTTCCTGCGCTGCAGGCTCTTCCTCTTCGCTCTCGGTCTCGTCTCCGAAGCTGTCGCCACGATCGCCGGTGACCTCCTCTTCATCCTCGAAATCCGCGCCGGCGTATGCGTCGCGCGGGTCAAGTTCAGGGATCTCCTGAACCTCTTCCTTCGTCTTGCCCATGGTAGTGGCCTCTCTGGTTTAACGCCCTTGTGGGCGGGTTGATTTATCGCCCCTTCGGTTTCGAGGCGGGCGACGCCTTCTTTGCCTGGGCCGACAGCTCGGCAACGCCGAGCATGGTCTTGCCCTTGACTGCTTCGTTGATCCGGCCAGTGATCGACGAGATCTTGGCCTTCTCGAGTTCGGTCTGTTCCTTGCCCTGGGCCACGCGCAGGCGCAACTGCAGGTCCTCGCGGTTCTGCTGCAGCTCGACCATCTGCTGCTCCAGGTCGGCACGGATCTGGTACGCCAGCTGGCGCATCTCGTGGTCGTGCTGGCCGGCCTCCTTCTCGGCCTTGGCCACCATCAGCTGCGCGTTGGCCAGCCGCTCGCGGGTCTGAGCCATCTTCAGCTCGACCTCGGCGACCATCATGCGCATCTGCATCTCTTCCATCTGCTGCTGCTTCTCGATCTCCTCCGGCGACGGCTCGAGGGCGCCGGTCATACGACGGCTCCACTCGGCCAGCTCTCGCTTATTCGGCAAGTTGGAGGTCTCGAAGATGGCCCAGTCGGGCACCATGACGCCGGCCTCGCGCATCGACATGAGGCTCTGGAACGCCACGTCGTCCATGCTCTTCTGGTCCGGTACCGTGTCGACGCGGATGTTGTAGCGGCCGACAGTCAGGTCGTTGAGGATGGTGCCCGTGGGTCCCATCGGCTGGTTGACCATCAGCTCCTCGTACATCTCCCGGCCCTCGTCGTCCTGGCTCGAGATGTAGAACATCCGCGGTTCGGTGTAGAACTTCTGGATCAGGTCAAGGATGTGCCGCGCGCGCAGCCAGCGGGTGTACTGGAGGTTGTCGAAGATGACCTCCAGCTGGAGCATGCCGCCCTCGGTGCGGCGGTCCATGGCCACGCCGGATACCTCGGCGCGGCGCTCGGTGCCGAGCATTGCGTGCGAGACGCCAGAAATCTGCGGGAAGAACATTCCAGCCTTGTCGGCCATCCGGTCGATGCCGGTCGGCACGGTGTTGGGCTGGATCTTCTCCGGGGGCTGTGCCCCCTTGTTGAACTCGATGACCAGGCCGGTCTTGGAGCCGTCGCGCTCCAGGTCGGCCACGTCCATGTTGAGCAGCGAACCGCCCTCGATGACCCAACCACTGTTCGCTGACGTGTTGATGACGTGCAGCTCCTGGCTGGTCATCTTGTTCAGCAGGTCCTGCGGGCTGACCAGGTTGCGGATAGGTCCGAACGGCCGGCCGCGGCGGAAGTAGGGGAAGAACGGGATGACCGTGAAGTGCTCGTACGGGCTCCAGCCGTCGTAGAGCAGGCAGTCGAGTGCGGAGATTGTCCACCGTATTCTCCGCTCGACGCGCTCGATGATGTCCAGCTCGAACGCCGCGGCGTGGGTGCCGACGCGGACGTCGTCCCACCCGTCCGGCACCGGGACCTGGTCGCCGGTGTCCATGTCGACGAAGTACTTGCGGCGCTTCAGCACCCGGTACTGACGGTCAATCACGCGGATGCGGGGCATCCTACGGGCGTCTTCTGGGGTCGAGTCCCACTCGTTGCCGCTGACGACGTCGCCGTAGCGGTTATTGATCCACTCGATCGCGTCGTAGCCCCATTCGTCGCCGGGCGACTGCATGTTGAACAGCTTGTCGGCCTTGTCCTTGCCGTGCAGCGCCTCGATGTCGTCGATCGTGTACCACCGGGACACAGTGACCTCGGACCAGGTGTCCGGGTCGTATTCGGAGCCGTAGGAGTCGGGAATCACCGACAGCGGGTCGAGCACGATCTCGCGTACGTCACCCAGCACGTTCTTGGTGTAGTCCATGCGGATGTCGAGGTACCCGCGCTCGAGCACCAGGGCGTCGTCGAACATGGTGCGTTCGCGGTGACGAGCTTGGTTCTGCTCGTCGATGTGCTTGAGGACCTGGTTCAGGACGTGCGAGATGCTCTCGTTGGCGCCGGAGCCGGCCGGTTGGAAGTTGACCTGCTGACGGGTGCGCACGTACTGGCCGATGATCGCGTTGACCGTCGACAGGACGAGGTTGATCGTGAGGTAGGGGCGCCCTTCGGCGTCCAGCTTGGCAATCGCGGCCTCATCCCACTGGCCGTCGCCGATGTAGTAGCCATCGAAGCGCTTGGCGTCCTCGATGTACTTGAGGTGGCCCAGGTCCCGGGCCTTGACGTAGGCCTCCCAGTTCCTTTTGGCGAGATCCTCGTCGGACTGTGGTGCCGGCGTGTTACGGCCTGGCGCGATTGCGGTTTCAGCGGTCATCTATTGTCCCTGGTCAGGCTGCCATGTGTGTTCGTTTCTTCGGCCCGGCCGAAGCCACGTAATCCTTCAGGCGCTCCTTCCAGCTCTTCGCGGCCTTCTTGTCCCCAGGCCGACCGACGAAACTGCGGTCAAGGAGCATTTGCCCAATCCAGGCCACGGCGTCGACCCGGTCGTCTTTTACACCGTTCGGGAACCGGAGCAGCTCGTTGATGAACTCCGGCACCCACAGGGCGTTGTCTGGAAATAGCACCTTCCCCTGCGCCATCCGGCCCTGTATCGGACGTGCGCGGAGCATCTTGTCCCTGCCTTTGATCGGCAGCTCTTCAACCACCAACGAGTACAGCCGCTCCTCCTTGATCCGCTTGTCGAGGTACGGCCGCACCGCGTGGTAAATGGCTCCACTCTCAACGCCAAAGGCGCGGGGCTGCCACAATCGCTGGATTTGCATCATCTGCTGCACGATCTCGTCGGTGTCCCACCGACCGCGCAGCTCGTCGAGGATGTACAGGTTGTCCTGCCGGTCGAGGCCGGCCACGACGAACACCGAGTAGTCAGCCGAGTCGGCCTTGGAGATCGACAAGTCGCCGGCGCAGTAGATGTCGATCGGATCCGGCGGCGACTCGTGGAAGTACCGGATCATGGTCTTCTTGAAGTAATCGCCTTCCTCGGCCGTCGGCGTCTGCTGGTACAGCGCCGACCAGTCGCGCGGACCGAGGACGTGCTTGATCTGCTTCAGCCGGGCGAGCGGGTAGCGGGTCTCGTGCAGCGCCTCGCCCTTCTTGCGGTGCTCCTCGTCCTGGGTCGCCACGGCGGGGTAGGAGATGATCTTCCACTCGACGTGACCCTCGGGCAGGGCACCGTACTGCTCCAGATCCTTGTAGCCCTCGCGCATCCGCTCGATCTGCCAGCCGGCCAGGTCGTCGTCGTGCCAGCGGGTCATGATGATGAGCATGCCGCTGCCGGGCATGAGGCGGGTGTAGGCCGTCGAGGTGTACCAGGCCTTCTTCGACTCCCGGTCCGCGGGGCTTTCCGCTTCCTCGCGGTTCTTGACCGGGTCATCGATGATGAAGCAATCGGCGCCCTTACCGGTGATGGGGCCGCCCACGCCGGCCGCCCGATAGCCACCGCGGCGCGTCTTCCTGCCGTTGACGGCCGTCGCCCACTCCTCGATGGCCGAGTGGTCCTTGGCGATGCCGACCCCGGGGAAGATGGCCTGGTAGCCTGGATCCTTGAGCAGGTCCTGCACCCGGCGGCTGAACTGGTTGGCCAGCGAGCTGGCGTAGGAGCTGCCGATCATCTCCTTCTCGGGGAAGCGGCCCAGGAACCACGCCGGGAAGTAGGTGCTGGCGATCAGGCTCTTGCCATGACGCGGCGGCATGAAGAGCATGAGGTGCGGGCTCTTGCCGTCGATGATGTCCTGGGTGAACTGCTCAAGCTCCCGGCAGATCTCGATATGGACCCAGCCGGCGTCGTAGGTCGGTTCGAAATACTTAATGAACTCCAGGAGGTCGCGCCGGGCCAGCTCGCGCCGGGCCAGCTCCTTCGCCGCCTCCCGCTGCATCCGTTCGGCGTGGGACTGCGAAATCTTCTCTCCGGCTGCCTTGCGCTTCGCCTCCAGCTCCTCCGGCGTCGGCGGCACCTTCTCCTTGGCCTTCTTCGCCTTGGCCTTCTTGTCCGACCGAATCTGGCGCCGGTGGACGTGCTTGCGCTTCTTGGCCCGCTTCTCCGCTGCCCGCTTCGCCAGGGCTGCCTTGTGCGCCTCCTGGTCGACCTTGATCTGGCACAGGATGCAGCGCTTGGAGTCATGCCTCGTGTGTTCAGCCTTCTCCTGGCCGCACTCGGAGCAGGTTTTTCTATTCGTCGACGGCACGTGGCACTTCCTCAAACTCCCCCTCGAGGACGTCGGGGGAGGGGAGCATCGACAGGTCGCCGGCCGCCAGCTTCCTCAGGTCATCTGTCGACAGATTGGCCAGTTGAGCGACATGTTCAACCTTCGTGTCGACCTTGTGTTCATGTTTGGTCGGCGCGTACAGGCCGTGCAGCTTGCCCAGCTCGCGCACCACGGCGACCTGCTCCATGGCGTTGGCCGCGGACGTCCAGGCCTGCATGAGCATCTCGTCGAGCTGTTCGCGGGTGCGCCCAAGCTCGCGCGCCGAGATCGCCCTGACCCCCTGCAACGCCTCCTTGATCCCGGGCATCTTGGCGATCTTGCACGCCTCTTTGCGGGGGTCGGCGTAGCCGGCTTCGCGCGCGGCCTGGACGTCCGTCGCGCCGCGGAGTTTCGCTTCGCAGAAGAGCCTCTGCTTGTGCGTGAGAGGCTCCAGCAGGGTGGCGATCTCGTTCGCGCTCATGACACCTTGTGGCTCAGATCCTCCGCGACCATCTCCCGCAGGGCGCTGATGTGCTCGAACGCTTTGTTCTCATCGACCATGATGGCCCCGAGGACGAAGTTGATCACGGCAGTGAAGTTGTCGGCCTGGTCGCCGGCGACGATGATGGTCTGGACGGGGATCGACCGGTCGGGCGTTGAGAACTTGTCCGCGAAGCTCTTCACGGAAAGCCGCTCGGGGGTCGTCTTGATGGGGTTGACGGTTTCGGTGACACGATCGAGGTAGGCCTGCTGGCTCATTCTGTTTCTCCATTCTCGAAGACCCAGCGGTCGCTCCGCCGGGCTGTGCGGATGCGGTGGCAGTTGGCGCACACCACCGCGCATTTCTCCATCTCGCTGCGGATGCGGTCCCAGCTCGCGTTGTCCCGGACCAGGCGCCACACCGGAGCCTCTTTGTTGTCCTCCCAGTGGTCGAAGTCGAGGACTACGGGGTTGTGTTCCCCGCAGTCCTCGCACCCATGCTGGGATTTCCACAGATGGACGAACTCGCGCTTCTTGCGCCTGAGTTCATCCTGCGAACGCCGCCGCGCCAATTGCGATCAGTACGCCGAGGCCTAGGACGATCCAGATCAGGCGACGGCTTCGAGCAAAGGGGGATTCGGCTGCGCCCCGATCGCGAAGGTAATCCCGTTGGACCAGGCCGAGATGCGGCCCTCGTGCTCTTCGGACAGCGCCCGGACGCGAATCGTCCACTCACCGTTGTCGAAGTCCATCGCGTTGATCGGCGCCTCGAACAACCCCTCAGGGTTGAGCGCTTCGGGGAGCGTGACCATCACCTGCGTCGAGCCATCGGGCAGGTCGAAGCCCAGCTCGTAGTTCAGCTCGTAATCGATGGGCGTGCCGTCGACGTTTTCGGTCGGCGCGCGCCAGCTAAGGGTCTGCGGATTGAACTTCATGGCGAAATCTCCAGTACTGGTTGCCCAGTAGCCTGGTGACTAAGTGACTGGGGCTGCCATCAGGTCACTCATAGAAGTTGTCCCACTCGTCGTAGCGCAGCCAGTCGAACAACGGCACGAACTTGTCCGGCCGCGTCAGGGCGAACCACCACAGGCGGATCCGGCTGATCACGTTCGAGCGGTCCACCGGCGGGGGAGGTGGCCGGAGCCAGTGGTATATCGTCAGCAGCCCGATCAGGGCAGGCAGGGCCATCAGGCCGAGCAGAATTTCGGTCATTTCCTCATCCCTGCCGGCGGCGTACGCTCCGGTCGCGGCCCCTCGCCGCGGAGGAATGCGCTCATCTGCGCGTCGTGCTCCATGAGGCTGCCCTCCCCGTGGAACGGCGCCAGGCGCTTGCGGTTGGTCCTGCGCCTGCCGTGGTGCAGGGACTGGAGGTATCGCATCAGCTGTCGTTGTGATCTGAACACTTGCTCAACTCCTTCTCGACCCACTCCATGAGCTTGGCGCGCATGGCGGTCTGAATGTGCTGTGGGGGCGGTTGGAAGTCCGGCGTCGGCTCCCTGATCGCCTTGCGCATGGGTTCGCGGCCATCAATCTCGATGCGGACTGCGATGGCGTGGGAATTCCCCATGTCGAGCGGCATGGGGCCAGCGAACTGCAGCCTGAAGTTCAACGTTTCCTCCGCCAGGTCACCAACCCGTAGATGAGCAGCAGGGCCGCCCCGTACACGCAGGCGAAATAGAACATCGCCTCGATGGTTGCGAGGCTCATGGGGAAACTCGCCGCTTTGCTACGCAGGCGCGGCGCGGGCCTCGATAGCTCCCCAGCCGCTCGGCAGGAGAGTCGTTCATGAGATGCTTTTGGTCGCCCACATGACGGCTTCCTCAAGCCGTGTGCGGGCCAGGCAGGCACAGCGGGAGTCGTGCGAGTAGCGATCGACGATCTTGAGCAGCTCAGCGGCCAGGACCTTGATGTCCTGGATGGCCTGCTTCTCATGGTCGTCCAGCTCCCGGTACTCGGGGCGGAACACGCGCAGGTGCCAGTCGTCGTCGACGTTCAGGAAGCGGAAGGGCTCGTCGTCTACGCCTTCGAACATGTCGTCGGTATCCCACTCGGCGGTGTCCTGGCGCATCTCAGCGAGAACCTCCTCGAGGGTCTCGATGATCTCGTTCTTGAAATCCATGGTGGTGGCTCCGTACTGGGTTACGAAGTCACTTTGCTCCGGGAGCGGAGGGGGCTGTTCTTTGTTGCCTGGTGGCTTTGTTACTCAGTGACTCGGTGTGAAAAAAATAAAAATAAAAAATGACAGTCGGTTGGCACCTGTATCTCTACTCCGCAGCCACCCCGAACTCAGTACCAACCGGAACTCAGTCGGGGGCGACTCGGAAACTGAGTTACGAAGTTGCCAAGGAACCTTCCCTCGTCCCTCGGGAAGGTTGGCGTTGCGTGGTGTTCTAACCACCACGACTAGGAGTAGACGCCATGCGTACCATCACCCTGAAGCTGACCGTGCCCACGTTCCCCAAGACCCAGGCCGCAGTGGCCAAGGCCGCCTCGAAGACCCGTGCTGCCACGAAGCTGGCCAGCATCGCAGCGCGTGACAAGCTGCAGACCGCCGGCCTCATCGCCAGCGTGAAGCTGGAAGAGACCCGCCTCAAGGGCAGGCCTTTGCAGGCAGAGGCCGAGGCCGCTGCCGTTCGCATGCTCCTGAAGAGCGTCGACCGCGCCACCATCGAGCGCGTCATGCGCGAGGGGCTGCGCCCCCTGTGACCCAGTTCCCGAGTCACTGAGACATTTTGTCCCAGTGACTCGGTGACTTCGTCCCTCAGTCCTGACTTTCTTGGATTCTGAGTTGCTCCGTTACCCAGTGACGCAGTGACTCGGTGGCTGTGTCCCTGTCCGGGGCTGGCCGAAAAGCACAATCCTGCACCATCTTAGTGCACAAGTTCATATTCTTCGGGAGATTGTTATGAAGTACATCGTCACCGCAACTACGTCCGAAATCCGCCGTGGCCAGCCCGGCTGGCTCACTGGTAACACCATAGCCGTGAGTGCC